CGATCCGTCTCTGCAACCGCAACAAGGAAGCGACGGCCCGTTATTTGGCGGTCCACGCGATCCTGTTCAGGGGCCGTGAGGTGGGAAGATGAGACGCGCTGCTGCGGTTGATGCAAACCAGTCCGAAATTGTGGGCGCTCTTCGGGGCGTTGGTGCAAGTGTCGAATTGCTCCATGCGGTAGGGCAGGGCTGCCCCGACATTGCCGTGGGCTTTCGAGGCCGCAACTGGTTCATCGAAATCAAGGACGGAACCAAGCCCCCCTCAGCGCGAAAGCTGACAGAGGCACAGGTGAAATGGCACGGCGAATGGCGCGGCCAGGTCGATGTGGCACACACTGTCGATCACGCGCTTCAGATCATCGGTGTTCAGAGCTATCGCGACCTGCGCGACCGGATCGCTGAGGAAGGCGCCGAATGAGCTTCAACCCTCAAGCAGCCCGAGCTAAGCGCCCGTGCCCGATCTGGGTAGACGCCTTCCAGCGTGACACCCAGCACCTCGAAGCCGACGAGATCGGCGCGTATTTCCTGATTCTCATGGCTATGTGGACTCGGGAAAGTTGCGACTTCCCCGACGATGACAGCCGCTTGGCGCGCGTCAGCCGCGTCTCCACTCGGCTTTGGAAATCTCGGGTTGGCCCGGTGATCCGGGAGTTTCTTAGCGCATCCAATGGAGCTGTGTTTTCGAAGCGCTTACGGGAAGAAGCCGCTTACGTTGAACGGCAGGTTAAGCAACAGTCTGACCGAAAAACGGGCGAAAAGTCTGGCAACTCATTGAAATATATAGATGCTGCATCATCCGCGGATAGTTCCACGGATGAACCGCGGGACTATCCTTCCCAACAACCCAACAACCTACAAGATATACCAGAAGCTAACGCTTCTGGACGCGATGCGTCGATTTCGCCGCCTGCGGATGATCATGATTTTCAAAAGCCGAGTGACGATTTCGCCAAGGACCTGTTCGACCGAACGGTGACGTTTCTCGGCCGTCACGGCATCGAGGAAAGGCAGGCCCGGTCAATTCTCGGCAAATGGCGCAAGACCAGTGATGACGCCGTGATTTTCGAAGCCTGCATGGCCTGCTCCAAAGCCGGAGCAGTGGACCCGATCCCGTGGATCACGGCCCGTCTAAGTCCGAAATCAGCCCCAACCCCCGCCATTACCGACAACGTGATGCGCCTGCTCAACGAGCAGCTCGGCATCTCCGATGAGAGAAAGGTTTCCTGATGAGCGCCTTGCACAAAGCGGATATTGCCCGCCGCCTGAATGACTACCTCTCACGCCGCCAGCCCCCGAAAAGCTTTGGCTCCGATGATCGTCGGAAGGCCGAGCAAATGGCAGCATATGTCTCGATCATCACACGCTTTGCGCCGTCAGGCGACCGGCTGGACGAGTGGTGGGGCAAGATGCTCGAATCCCTGTCGGAAAGCTCTGACACTTGGGCGTGGCCGTCCGAGGGGGATCTGGTCAAGGCCAGCAAGGCTGTCTCGAAGGTGCTGAAAGTCGCTTCGGCGGATGGCTGGGCCGTGGATCCGCTGGCCGTCGCAGAGGCCCGCATTCAGAACGACGAACCGATTGGCGACAACTGGCTCTGGGGCAAGAACGCCCTGCTGCTTATCGCCCGTGTCGGAGTTGACCAGATCATGCGCCGCCGCGACCGCATGGCCGACCATCTGGCCCGGACCTATGGTGACGATGTTGCCCGCGAGGCGCTGCTGGGCCTGCAAGAGCGACACAGCGCAGCGGTCAAAGCGGCAGAGTCCGAACGCCACGCTCGTCACACCGACATTCCTGAGGTGAAGGTAAAGAGCGTTCGCGACTTGCTCGGACCCGGCCCGCAGTACGCCAGCTATCGCCCCGGCATGGAGGCAGCAGAATGACGGGCGAAGCCAAGGTTCAGGAAATTATCGCGGCGTACCGTCAGACGATCAACAGCACTCCGGCGCTTCTGTCGATCCTTTATGACGCAGACCTCTTGCCGGAGCAGTTGGTTTCGGTTCGCAGCGCAATCTCCATGGCGGCAGTCGTTGAGGCATGGGAGGCTGGGCGAGCTTCTGTTGCCACCGACCTCGCCCCCCACACCCTCCGCGAGATCAACGAGGCAGATACAGATAGGGGGCAGGCATGACGCTTATCGCCCCGGCGCATATCAGCGGTCCTTTCCGCGCGTCGACCAAAAACGCCCTGAAGGTCGAGAGAACCGCATGGATCAAAGCCCAGATCCAACATGGTTACTCCAGCGGGCGCATTGCCTCGGCCCTTGGGATTGAAGTCACTGTGGTCCGTGAAATCGCCAAGGGACTAGGCCTCGAGTTTGCGACCCGCAAGCCCACGCTGCTCTTGGCCCCATGGGAGGATCCGGCTCCGTGTGACCGCAGCGAGACGGCCCCGCGGTTTACGCTGATCAGGCCAGCCCCAGAACCTGACCTCATAGCCCCTGTCATAGCCGCGATCCGCGCTGAGCACGCACGTCACATGGGGGCCAAGACATGCCCCGCCCAGCTCTCAAGGCCCCGAAGCGCATCACGGGCCGCATGAACAAGCACACCCCTCAAGCGCTACGAGATGAACGCCAGGCATGGGCGGCCGGGGCAGGGCGTCTTGGCTACACCAGCGCTCAAGTCGGTAACGCTCTAGGCATCGCTCAGCGCAATGCGTGGGCTGTGATGCGAGCAGGCGGTTGGGATGCTTGGGCAGATCTGCGTTCGGCCAGTGGGGGCAAGGCATGACCCGCAAACGCCCGAAACCGAAAGAACGACTCTCCCGCATCGAGGCCAACCGCAAAGAGCGCAAGGACCGCCGCAAGCAGCTAGAGCGCATGGTCCGCGAACACAACAAGGGCAACCGGGAGACGGAAGAATAATGGCCAGCAAAGCCGCAAAGCTGCGCGCGAGACGCAACCGAGGGACAGTCGCATCAATGACCAAAGCATGGGAGAAGGAAACGCCTAACCCAGAACGTGAGCAAGATCCGCGCATCGTCGTGCTATCCGCTCGCGCCCGCCACATGGCGCGCCCTATTGGTGAAATTGATCACCAGATCTGGGGGGAACCAGCCGGTCAGGCAATCGCAATTGGCTCGGTCGATAAGGCCGAGGCAGATCGCCTATGGGCAGCCTTCAAGAAGGTCGATATGGCCGATGACGCCTACATGCGTCGTATCATTGGCAAGCATCGCTTCCCGAACGTCAGCAAGGCTGAGTTCCTGCCCGAGTCATTCGAGACGAATCCCGATGACGTTCCGGACAATCGCACCGCCGACGAAAAAGACCGTGATGCCGTAAACGGATGGATGCGCATGCAGGGCCTGTTAGGTTGTCTCGCCGGGCATGAACGGCACTCTATCGCAAGCATAATGCGGCGACGCGTCGATCCAGTCAAAGGAGGCCAACTCACGACTGCAGGGCTGGCATTCGTCGCAGCGATAAGAATGCTTGACGAGAGAATGAACAAACGGTAAACATCTAGCAGCGCTACGGTTATGACTGTGGCGCTTTTTCATTCACGAGAAGCTTAGTTGCCAACCTCGAGTGCGGGTGAAACTAGGGGATGATCTGATAAACGGAGCATCCTGATATGAAGCCGATCTTCGCCGCTGCAATTCTTTCATCGCTTGCCATCGCCTCCAGTCCGGTAGGGGCAGCGGAAAGGTTGATCACCCCGGCTAAGCTGCAAAGCTATTCCGAGGGTGGCCAGAGGCTTGTCATGGCGAAAGACCCAGAAAGCGGCCATGTTCTTCGCGCTGGCTGTACGCAAGGTTCGCTCGGTTTCAGCATCACGTATGGCAAGGATGTACCCCGCGGAGGCAATGTTGCTTTTACCTTCCAGACCAAGAGCGGCGACATTGTGGCGACAGGCGTAAGCCTTCCTCAGAAGGGTGTGGCCTCGACGCAGAAAAGCGCCACGAACGACGTACATATTGCCAAGGCGTTTCGTGAGATCGTCAAGCTTGGATCGCGGGAACATATCGTGATGAAGATGAGCCTGATCGACGGGCCCTATCCTGGCGATATTGGATCGGTGATCATCTCGGGGGCAGGCTCAACAAAGGCAATGCGGCCAATTTTGCAGGACTGCGGTATCAACTGAATAACAAGACCGGCCACGCCTCTCAGCGATGCGCACCCACGCCGGTTACTGACGCCCCGTCCGCAGCAATGCAGGCGGGGCTTTCGATTTACCTGTTACTTGCCTTTTGCCTTCAAGGTATCAGCGACGAGGTTCTTCGTGCTGGGGGCGGATGCGTTCGTTTTCGCAACGACCTTCTTTGGCTTCTTCTCGTCGCGCTTTCGCTTATCTAGCCCTTTGGCCATGGTACGCTTCCTTCATGATCTCAGTCAGGATGTGACCGGACTGAGCAGCTTAGTCCTTTCCCCAAGGAAAGATAGCGCCCTATCGGCAAACCCCATCCCCGCCTTCCCGTGAGCGCAGTCACACGCATCGCAAAGCCATGAGCATTATCGCACAGGGCTGCGCTCTCGCGAGGACGGGGTAACTAAAAATTAACCAAAGGTCGGCGATAATCCCTCCATGGATTATTTGGCTTTAAGTAAACTTCAACCGAAGGCTAGCCGATACGGCAGGTTCACGTTGCTCCAGTGGCCAGACCAGGCATTCGGCGCCTGGGTTGGCCCTGGCGGAGAGATAGCCCAGTACTCTGGAGGGTGGCCCAGATCGCTGATTGAAGAGGCTATTGCGATCTGGATTAAAAGGCTTGTTATTAGTACCCCCGGGCCTGGATCCGAGCAAGAAGCCGGATCTTAACGTCACCGGCGTCATGGCTATGATGCGCAGCCCTGTGGCAGTTTGGGCATAACGCAACCACGTTGTCTGCGTCATCAAGGCCGCCATTCCGCAGGAACTCGACATGATGGACTTCTAGAAACGGCAAGCCTTGCCGGTCTAGAAATGGTGCTTGTTCTTGGCATCTTTCACAAATGCCGAGGGACTGAGAAAGCGCCCAAGCAACTACGTCAGCGCTCCGCGCGAAGGCCGAAACATCACGTTGAACCCTTACTGGGACTCCGTGCCGTGGCTTTGTTACAGGGCCACGCTCAATGATCTTGGCGGCTTGTATCCTGAGGGCCTCTTCGCCGCCGTCCTCGACGGCCATGCGATCCAATATCTGAGTGAGCCGTCGGCTCACATTCGTTCCAATATTGGCTAACCCATTGTGACCGGCAAGTACCCGCTCCCCGCGCTCCTCGAAGAACGCCGTAAGATTTGACATGCGCCTTGCGATAGAACCCTCAGATCTACCCGCGAGGTGGTCGAGCTGGAGCTCTCTATAGATTGCAGATTTGTTAAAACGCTCACCGCGGTCTTGGGCGTCTATCATCGCTAAGTAGGCTTTTACGCAAGCCTCAAGCTCTGCATCGGTCCACAGCTCCTCGGCTACTCTCGCCATAAATCTTCTCCCAAAATATGCCTGTAAATCTCGCCAAAACTCAATTGTATTTGCGTAAACTGGAGTCGATATGTCCAGCAAGCCATGGGCTGAGAAATTCAGTAGGCACGCTAGAGGCTATGGGTCCCTATGGGACAAGCTGCGCAGTCAGATACTCGCTCGCGACAGGTATTTGTGCCAAGCCTGCTTAAGGCAAGGCCGGGTCACAGCGCTATGCGTCAGGCCTCGTGATCATGCGGTTGATCATATCATTCCGAAGGCCCAGGGCGGCACGGACGATGAACGCAATTTACAGAGCCTCTGCGAGCCTTGCCACGCGGCCAAGTCGGATCGCGACGAGGGTAGGCATAGGCTGCGCGTGGTCGGGTTGGACGGGTATCCGGCCCGGTAAGGGAGGGGGAGGTCGGAAGTTCAGGAGCAGTCCTGTCGGGACCGGCGTCCACACTCTCTGCACACATCTGCAATTCAAACAAAGGCGATAGGGCTGACCAATGGCACGACCGAGGACGCCGACGGCGAAAGCGGCGCTCACAGGTGCCGACAAAATCAACCCTGCCCGGTTCAAAGCCCGCAGCGAGCCGAAGAAGTCGGGGCGCGACCTCGGCTCGGCTCCGAGCTACTTGCCGACAAAGGCGAAAAAGGCCTGGGCGACCTTTGCGGACGAGCTTCCGTGGCTGACATATGAGGATCGCGGCGCCGTCGAGATCGTCAGCATCATGCGAGGCCAAATCATGGCGGGCCTTCCGGCTGATACGCCGGCAAGCTTCTTCGGCAACTACCGCATGGCACTTTCCGCACTGGGCGCGACGCCGGTTGACAGGACCAAGGTCTACCAACCGCCCGAGGAACCGGAGGATGACGAGTTCGCCGGATTTAGCAGGGTGGCGAATTGACCTATCTCGAACGGGCGCGGCGATATGCTGACGAGGTTGTCTCTGGGCTGATACCGGCTTGCCGGTTCGTCTATCTGGCCTGCGAACGGCAGTTGAACGACCTGCAGTCCCCGCCTAACGGATATGGATTTGACGAGGCGCGCGCGTCTGAGGTCTGCCGCTTCACCGAGCTTTGCCCGCACATCAAGGGGCCGCTGGCATCGCGCGGAGAACTGATCGCGCTGGCCGATTGGCAGGTGTTCATCCTGACGACGGTGTTCGGCTGGGTGGATGCGGAAGGACATCGACGGTTTCGTCGGGTTTACATTGAGGTGCCGCGCGGAAACGGCAAGTCGGCGCTGTCCTCGACGGTCGGTCTGTTCATGCTGTCGTTGGATGGTGAGGCCGGCGCCGAGGTCTATTCGGCGGCGACGACGCGGGATCAGGCGAGGATCGTGTTCCGTGATGCTCAGGCCATGGCGCGCAAGATGCCCGCCTTTACTAAGCGGTTCGGGATCGAGGTGACGGCACAGGCGATTGTGCAGCTGAGGTCGTCATCCAGCTTCAAGGCTCTGTCGGCGGATGGTCACACGCTGGACGGCCTGAATATCCACCTGGCTGTGGTGGACGAGCTGCACGCGCATAAGACTCGGGATGTCTATGACGTGCTCGAGACAGGTCTAGGCAAGCGCCCGCAATCGCTGCTCTGGCTGATCACGACAGCGGGCGTCAACAAACATGGCATCTGCTACGAGGTCAGGGACTTCGCGGCAAAGGTGCTGACGGGCACGGTGTTGGGTGAGGCGGCGGACGCGTTGTTCGCCATCATCTACACGATTGACGAGGCCGACGACCCTTTCAGCGAGGAAGCGCTGGCGAAAGCGAATCCGAATTGGGGGATTTCCGTCGACCCGAAGATGGTCATGCAGACCATGCAGAAGGCGCAGCAGCAGACGACGGCGCGGGCCAACTATCTGACCAAGCACCTCAACGTGTGGGTCGATGCCAATTCCGCACTCTACGACACGGAATGGTGGAGGAAATGCGAGGATAAATCGCTCAATGAGGCCGATTTCGCGGACGATGAGTGCGTGATCGGTCTGGATCTGGCGTCCAAGATCGACATTGCCGCGCGGGTGAACCTGTATCGGCGCGAGGTCGCCGGGAAGCAGCATTTCTATGTGTTCCCACGCTTTTACCTGCCGCAGGCCGCTATCGAAGAGGACCGGCACCCGATGTACCGGGGCTGGGAAATGCAGGGCGATATCCACGCCACCCCCGGCGAAACGACCGATTTCGGCGTGATCGAGGATGATATCAAGGCGGAAGGCCCCGGGTTGGAGCTGAAAGCCGTGGCAACCGACCCATGGCAGGCACAGGCGCTCATTCAGGCTTTACAGCGTGACGGGATGCCGGCCGAGGAATACCGGCAGACGGTTCAGAACATGTCCGAAGCGACGAAGACACTCGACGCCCTCATGCGAGAGGGCCGCATCCATCACCCCGGCAATGCGGTGCTGAACTGGATGATCGGCAACGTGGTCGGGCACTACGACAACAAGGAAAACGTCTATCCCCGCAAGGAGATGAAGGCGAACAAAATTGACGGCGCAGTAGCGCTGATCATGGCGCTCGGCTGGTTCCTGAAGGCCGAGCATGACGGGCAAGGGGCGAACATGAACAGCTATTTCGCCTCTCTGGGGGATGCATGATGGGTCTGGTTTCGTGGCTCAAGGGCGCAACCGGCCTGCAAACGAAGGCTGATATCGTCCAGCCGGTGTCGCTTGTGAATGATACTGGCTGGTATGGGCCGATTCCTGACGCTGGCGAGGTCGTGACGGAGCATAGCTCTATGGCCGTGTCGGCGGTCTGGGCCTGCGCCAATCTGATTTCAGGGACAATTTCCAGCCTACCGTTTGTGATCCACCGGGCGAGGCCTGACGGCTATAGCGAGCCGTATCGGACGCACCCGCTCTATCGCGTTTTGCACGACAGTCCGAACTTCGATCAGACGGCCGTCGATTTCTGGGACTACATGTCCTTGTCGCTGGATCTGTTTGGCAATGCTTATGCCGACATCATCCGCAACAGCCAGGGCGGCGTGATCGCGCTGCGTCCGGTTAAGCCTGATTCCGTGTCTGTCACGCGGACGGAGCAAGGTCCGCTGCGCTATCGCTGGTCGAAGGATGGTCGGTATTATGACCGTTTGGACCGCAACGTTCTGCATATTCGCGGCCCCGGCGGCGACCCGCTCGGAGGCATGTCAGTCCTGACGTTCGGTCGGCAGTCGTTTTCCTCGGCTATGGCTGCGGATCGCGCGGCGGCTGGAATGTTCCGCAATGGCATGAGGCCAAGCGGAATCCTTTCGTTCGATGAATGGCTTTCGCCCGAAAACCGGAAGATCGCCCGCGAGGCTCTGGCGAATGAATATACCGGCGCGGTCAATGCTGGGCGGCCATTCATCGCTGAAGGTGGGATGAAGTATCAGCATCTCAGCATCACGCCGGAAGATGCCCAGATGCTTGAGACGCGGGCTTTCAGCGTCGAGGAAATCTGCCGGTTCTTCGGCGTGCCGCCAGTGATGATCGGCCACACGAGCAAGACGACAAGCTGGCCGACCGGCGTCGAGCAGCAAGTCCTGATGTTCCAGAAGTTCACTCTGCGCCGCCGCATAAAACGTATCGAGCAGGCTGTGATGATGCAGCTTCTGAGCGCCGAGGACCGGGCCGCTGGCGTGTCTGTCGAGTTCAACCTTGAAGGGCTGCTGCGCGGTGACAGCGCAGCTCGCGCGTCTTTCTACCGGACTATGACCCAGATCGGCGGCATGACCATCAACGAGGTGCGCCGTCTGGAAAACCTGCCGCCGGTTGCGGGAGGCGATGAAGTTCGCATGCAAATGCAAAATCAGCCCATTACGGAGGCAGGCAATGCTGACAAAGCAGTCTAGCCCAGTCCTGTCCATCAATGAGATGGACGATGCGACGGGCGAATTTGAGGGATACGGCAGCACCTTTCTTGGTGAGCCGGACTCGGTCGGCGATATCGTGATGCCGGGTGCATATGCGGACAGCCTCAAGGAGCATGCGGCCCGAGGCTCGATGCCAAAGATGTTCTGGCAGCACGATCCGCATCAGCCGATCGGCAAGTGGCTTGACGCCAAAGAGGACGATAAGGGGCTTGTCATGCGGGGCCGCCTGAATATGGGCGTCCAGCGCGGCAAAGAGGCCTATGAGCTTCTGAAGGCCGGGGATATCGACGGCCTCTCCATTGGCTACCGCATCCGCAAGCACACCGAGGACAAGGACCGTGGCGTTTGGTTGCTCGAAAAGCTGGATCTCTTTGAGGTTTCCGTCGTCTCTATTGGCGCGAACCGCAATGCGACCATCGACACGGCCAGCGTGAAGGCTGAACGCCTCGCGGCAGAATTGATTGACCGCTTGAAGGCCGGGGATCGGCTGACCGAGCGTGAGTTTGAACAGATGCTCAAGGGGAGCTTGGGGCTGTCGAACTCTCAGGCGGAGCGCGCCGTGCGTCTTCACCTGAAAGGGCAGGGGGAACCTGCTGACACGGCGAGTGGCGCGGATTTCGCGTCCGCGTTTGCAGCCCTGATGGGCTGATCCACCCGACAAAACGGAGGTTCCCATGTCGGACCAAATGAAATCGGCTGCTGAGCTTGCAGTTGAAACGAAGGCGGCTGTCGATAAGGCTGTCGAGAGCGTGAAGGCCATTGCCGAGGAAGCCCTCGGGAAAGCCAATGCTGGTGAAAAGCTGGCCGAAGGCGTCAAAGAGAAAGCCGACGAGGCACTTCTCAATGTGAACAGCCTGCGCGCCAAGCTTGATGAGATCGAGCAGAAGGCCGCCCGCGAAGGGGCGGCGCCGGAGACTGAAAAGTCGTTCGGTGAGCGGTTCGTTGAAGATGAGCGCGTCAAGGCGTTCCTCAGCAACGAGCAGACTTCGGGCCGGGTTGATGCACGGTTCAAGGCGACCATTTCCTCGGCCACGACTGCCGCCGCCGGTTCCGCTGGTGCTGGCGTCCAGACCACGCGCCTGCCAGGCATCCTTGAACTTCCCCAGCGCCGCATGACCGTGCGCGATCTGCTGTCGCAGGGCCGCATGGATGGCAGCACGCTCGAATATGTCCGTGAGCGCGGGTTCACGAACAGCGCCGCGCCGGTCGCGGAACTTGCGGGCAAGCCTGAGTCGGACCTGCGCTTCGATCTGGTCAACACCTCGGCCAAGGTCATCGCGCACTGGATGAAGGCCTCGCGCCAGATCCTTTCTGACTTCGCGCAGCTTCGCTCGGTCATCGACCAGCGCCTGATGTACGGCCTCGCCTATGCCGAGGAAAACCAGCTTCTGAACGGTGACGGCACCGGCCAGAACCTGAACGGCATCATTCCGCAGGCGACCGCATTCGCGGCCCCGATCACCGTCACCACGCCGACCGAGATCGACAACCTGCGCCTTGCCATGCTGCAAGCAGAGCTGGCGCTGTTCCCCTCGACCGGGGTCGTGCTGAACCCGAAAGACTGGGCGCGCGTAGAGCTCGAGAAGGACACGACCGGGCGTTACATCATCGGCAACCCGCAAGGGACCATCGCGCCGACGATCTGGGGCCTGCCAGTTGTGACGACTCAGGCGATTGCCGAGGACAAGTTCCTGACCGGCGCGTTCAAACTCGGCGCTCAGGTCTTTGACCGTTGGGACGCTCGGGTTGAGGTCGGATATGTGAACGATGACTTCACGAAGAACCTCGTCACCATCCTGGCAGAGGAACGTCTTGCCCTTGCCGTCTATCGCCCGGAGAGCTTCATCTACGGCGATTTCGGCAACATCACCTGATCGGTTTAGGAAGGAGGGCTGGGAAACTGGCCCTCTCTGTAAGCCGATTGGAGGGCTCTGCCATGAAATACGACGTTTTGCGCCAGCACTTTGGCGATAAGGCCTATGCGGCAGGGGATATCCGCGAGGCCGATGCAAACGAGGTCGCGCATCTTGTCCGGGCGGGCGTTCTGGCCGTGAAAGCCGAGCCCCGCGTTGAGAACAAGGCGGAACCGGCTCTCAGGGACAAGGCAAAGCGCAATGCTGAAAAGGATTGAGCTTGTCGAAGGCCCGCAAGAGTTGGCCGTGCCTCTGGCGGCAGTAAAGACGCACCTTCGGGTCGATCATGACGACGAGGACGGCCTGATTGCGGCCTATCTGGACGCTGCGACATCCCATCTCGACGGGTTGAACGGGACGCTTGGCATCGCGCTATCGCCGCAGACGTGGCGCGCGGTGTTTTCGCCCGGTTCCGACATAACTTGCCTGCCGCTGGGGCCGGTTATTTCCCGCTCTGAGCCGGTCACGTCAGGTGATGAAGTGTCGGTGGAGTTCGTCGCTGGCTTCTCCGGTGGTGTCCCGCAGCCGATCCAGGCCGCGATCATGCTGCACGTCGGCACGCTTTATCAGAACCGCGAGCAGGAGGCGGATAAATGGCAGCCGACGCGGGCATATGAAGCACTGCTAGCGCCGTGGAGGCGCTGGACATGAGGGCAGGCGATCTGACCAAACGCGCCACCTTCCAACGGCCACACAAGGAAAAGGACGCCGACGGTAAGGTCATCCATACCTACCCCGAAGCTTTCACGGCTTGGGTCAATCTCAAGCCGCTGCGCGGTGGGGAAAGCGTTATGGCATCGCGGATGCAATCACGGTCGCCCGCGATCGTGACCTTCCGCAGCTCGACGCAGGCGCGCGCGGTCACCTCCGAATGGCGGGTGGTGATCGACGGGCGGATCTACGAGTCCAAAGAGGATCCGCGCGAGACGCAGGATCGGGCTCTGTTCGAGATGCTGGTCGAGGGTGGTGGCAATGCGGGCAGGTAGAGCGATCCGTCAGGCGGTCATTGCGCGCCTCGAGGCTGAGGTTCCGGCACTGACCGGCGTCTATGACAAGGCCACCGAAAGCGAAGCCTATCCCTATGTCTCGCTCGGGCCGAGCTATTGGAACGATGAGAGCGTCGAGTGCATCGAGGCCCGCAGCTATACGCTTCAGGTCGACGTTTGGTGCACTGACGGCAAGGGGGCGGCCGAGGACGTCGTGGACGATGTCTCGACCGCGCTCAACGGCTGGATGGATCAGGACGCGGTGACGGCGCATCCCGCACGCGTCACGCTAGTGCGCGTGATGGATGATCCATCAGGCTGTGTGCATGGGGTGGTTCAGGTCGAGGTCGACGTGGAGGGTTAAGATAGCGCCATCGCGAACAGGATCGGCACCATCGGCGCGAGCGGGGGAAAGGCGAATAGGAGGAGCGATAGTTCCATGATGGCCTCCGGTGGGGGGCTAGTCAGGCTTCGGTCTGTTGCGGGTTCTCACCCTTGTACTGGTTGCCTCAGCCTTCGGTGCAAGGTTCGGCTTGCTGTTTATGCCTCTGAATTGTGTTGGCGTATTGGCTCTCAGTTTGAGCAGATATTCTTCAATTTGACCGAACAATTGGTTGTCCGGCATCCTCCCCTTTGGGCCACCGTCCTCTTGTCGATCGGCAAGGCCATGCAACAAGGCATCAATTGCGGTGGTGCGAGCTTCTTTCCATGCAGAAAGCTGCGCTTCGGGATCTTCGATGAGGCTAATTTCATCGATAATTTCCCTTAAGGCTGCGGCAAGCTCCTGAGAGGGTCTTGGGGCAGGATACTTTTCCTCCAGCGTGGCCACGATTTCAGCGTTCATGCTGCGGTTGTTTGCCTCGGCAGCAGCCTTCACCCGAGCTTTGAGGTCGGGGGGCATCCTAAGGCCATACGGCGGTTCTTGCTTGGGGGCAGAATCAGTCATGACTTCTATTTGTAGAAAGACCGATTGACAGGCAATGCCTTCTATTAGTAGATAGCTTCTATTAGAAGAAGGGAGCGAACGTGAAGAGACCCCAAGAACCGCCATTCGGCCTGCGCTTGCCGCCCGACTTGAAGATGTGGGTGAAGATGAAGGCCAAGATCGAGGACCGTTCGATGAACAACTTGCTCATCACCCTGATCCGGCAGGCGATGGAGCGAGAAGATGCCAAAGCCTAAAACGAAAAAGGCCACCGGGGCTGCAACCCCAATGGCCTTGAATGAAACCCTAGCAAAAGGTTCAGTCATGAACATGATATCATTCGGCGGGAATTTCAATAGCCCCGTTACCATGTCCTCACGCGACATCGCCGCGCTGTGCAAAAAACTGCACAAGCACGTCCTGCGCGACATCGAGAATATGATGGAACAGATCAACGGGTCCAAACTTGGGCTGGTTGACTTGGAAGCGCAGTATCAGGACGCGAAGGGGGAGTGGCGCAAGGAATACTGCCTTCCCGAGGATCTGGTCGTCACGCTGATCACCGGCTATCGCGCCGACTTGCGCTACAAAGTGGTCAAGGAGCTGGAGCGCATGCGGAAGGATCGCGCAGCGGGTGCTTTGCCGGATTTTTCCAACCCTGTCGCTGCCGCCCGCGCTTGGGCTGATGCACAAGAGGCTCGGATGATCGCGGAGCAGACTAAAGCGGAGATCGGTTCTCGGCGCGAGGCAACGGCGATGAACACGGCCAGCCAAGCAGTGAAGAAGGTAAAACGACTTGAGAAGGAACTTGACCGCTCGCTGCAATACGCCACGGTCAAGCGCATGGAGGGGGTCTACAGGGGCAAAGGCTTCAACTGGCGGCACCTCAAGAAGGCCGCAGAAGAAATGGGCCTGCCTTCCATCGACATCTTCGATGCAAATTACGGTTCGGTTAAAGCCTACCATGCTGACGTTTGGCGCAAGGTTTATGCGGTCGATGTTCGTGGGGTGCTGCAATGAACCGCCGGTCGCTGCTCTCTCTTGCCCCAGCCTTGCCCGTCGTTTTCGCGTTTGCTGCGATTCCTGTAAGTGCCCAGCAACTGACCGACCCGATGGTCGAAATATGCAAAAGGTTCACCGACGTTTTCCGCCAATGGATAGCTGCCGAGGGTCAGCGCGACGAGCATAACCTACAGCTGCTTAAGGACGATATTTCTCGAACAATTCGCGATACACCGATCACTACTGCGGCTGGGTTCGGAGCTTTCGTTGAATTTGTCGCTATGGATAATTTCATGGGTGACCCGAGCGACGAGTGGCCGGACCTCCGTCGATGGCAGTGGCTCAAGATAAAAGAGTGGGCCGAAGCCAGCGCGCTCGTCGCGGCATAAAAAGGAAACGCCCCGACGACAGGGGGCGTTTTCTAACCTGCAAAAAATTTACTTATCAAGGCAGAGGAATAGGTCTTCTGCTTCGTAGTCCGCAACCATGCGAGTTGATGCTGGTTCGGCTCTCTTTTTGCCGCCGGCTTGGCAAATCCGGTTAGCTTCTGCCAACGTTTTTGATTTTGCTACTTCCTCGTTGTCAGAGGAAAGCGTATGGCGGCGAATTTTCACGCTCGCCCCGTTGAATTCGCTAACAACAGGAGTAACGGGAACGCAAGCGGTCAAAGCAATAAGTCCGAGGCTTATAGCAACTAGTTTCTTCAAATCGATTCTCCTCACGGGTGTGTGATGGCTCAGCTTAACCCCCGCATCGTCGCAAAACTCAAGCAAATTCCTGCCGTTGCGGTCGATGCGGCGCGTGACGCGATGGAAGAGGGCGCGGAAGACATCTGCGAATACATGCGCAACCTGATCCGGGCCAACTTCCGGCAGGGTGATGGAGATCTGTTGCGATCGGTCGGCTGGACCTGGGGCGATGTGCCTCCGGGGGCCTTCATGATCGATGAAATCCGCAGCGGGAAAAATCAGGGCGATCAATACGCCACGCTGCGCATCAAGATCTACGCGGGCAGTCGTGATGCCTTTTACGCCCGGTTCCATGAATTCGGAACCAAGGACGGTTTGCCCGCGCGCCCCTTCTTCTTCCCGTCGTGGAAGGCCAAAAAATCAGACTTCCGCAAGAAGATCCGTGACCGCGTGCGCGCGGCAATCAGAGAGGCATGGCGACATGGCTAAGGCCATTTTCCATCGGCGCTTCAATGCGACCGATCCCAAGAAGGGCATCTCCATTCGTGTTGATGCCTCGGCAGAGCCGCAGACGTTGCCCGAATGGGTGATCGCAAAAGCGGAGGAAGCCGGCGCGGCGACGCGCCAGATCCCTAAACCCAAAGCCCCGGCGGCGACCGGGACCAGCAAGGATAGTTAATATGGCAAAACCGGCTCTTCATTACCGCGGCGATATGATCGTCATGGTGGCCTGGGAAACGGCGACCCCCTTGGTCTTTACCAATTTCTGCGGGGCTAATGGCGCGCAGTTGACCTTCGACAACGAGGTGACGGAAACCCGCGTCTCAGATTGCGATGACTGGACACTTCCGGTGGAAACCATCGCTGCCTATGGCGCGCAGACGGTAAACATGACCGTGAATGCCCAGCTTGCGCGCTCGAACCGAGACAAGCTGCTGCGTTGGGCTAAGGATCAGCTCGCGCTACCGATCCGCCTACACATCGTCGATGCCGAAACCGGCGAGGTCGAATATATCGATGGCATTGGCATGCTGCCCAGTCTCAACCTCGATGGCATCGCCAATGATACTGGCGCCGTCATTACCACTGCGCTCAACATCCGCTTCCAGAATGGTGTCGAATTCACGGAGGCCGCCTGATGCGGCCTTCGGTTGTGGCTTGGCCAGGCGGAGAGCATAGCTTCCGCCTTGGCTTGGTGGAACTGGAATCGATCCAGCAAGAGACCGATTGCGGTCCAGAGTGGCTGCTCCACAAGCTTAATGTCGGACAGTGGCTGGCGTCTGAACTGGTGGCAGTCATCCGGTGGGGCCTGATCGGCGGCGGGATGGCCCCGGTGGATGCGCTGAAGGCGGTTAAGAAGGCCTTCGATTTCCATGATCTGATCAGCTTCAAGGTTCCGGTCCAGACCATTCTGGGAGCTGCGCTTTTTGGCCCGCCGTATGACGCTGTGGGGGAGCCTATTCCGGTGGAGCCGACACCGGAGCAAGAACAAACGGCAAGTGGAAGTTCAGCACCTATTACGGATTAGGGGCTGTGATGGGGTTCTCGCCTGCGCAGGTGGGCGAGATGACCCCGTGGCAATTCATGGCCTGCCTTGACGGCTATGGCCGTGCGAATGGCTGGCAGTCGGGGCCGAAAGGCAATCCGATGAGCGAAAGCCGTCTCAAAGAATTGGGGATCGAGGGCTTCTGATGGCTGATGAACCGGATCTTGTCGTATCCGCAGGTTTTTCCGATGCGCAACTGGTCAAAGAGGCCAACAAGGTTGTCGCATTCTATAAAAAGCGCGGTGAGGAAGCACAAAAGGCCTTTCTCGATGCCCAAGGCAAGGTCACTAATACGCAGGCCGCCAATGCGCATAAGCGTGACATGGACAGGCTGGCGAGTGCCTATGATCCTGCTTATCGCGCGGCCAAGAAGTACGAAAAGTCGGTCGCTGAGCTGAGCCGCGCCTTCAAGGGTGGGGCGCTGGACCAAAAGCAATATATCGCAGCCACCGAACGCGCAGCGCGGCAACTGAAGCAGGCGGGCGAGGTCGGTGAGGAAGCTGGTCGTAAAATGGCCGGCGGCGGCAACAGCATGCAGCAGTTTGGCTGGCAGATCGGCGACTTTGCGGTTCAGGTTGGGGCAGGGACGTCAATTGCGCAGGCCGCCGGTCAGCAGTTGCCCCAGTTGCTCGGTGCCTTTGGTGCTGTTGGCGCCATGGCTGGCGCGGCCACGGCGATTCTGATTCCGCTCGGAGCTGCCCTGCTCAAGGCTGGTGATGCTTCGGCGCAATTCGACGACAAGCTGAAGCTGGTCACCGAAGCGACGGATCTGATGAAAGCTGCTGTGGAGGCTGCGGAAACGCCGATCGCGGTGCTGACAGCCCGCTATGGTGAAGCTGCTGGCGCGGCGCAGGAATTCTTCCGCCAGCAATCGGCTGTTTCTCAGGCTATCGCTGCTGCTGCTTTGGCCGATCTCGGCAAGTCGGTGGGAGGTGTCGGGGGCAAGCTTGGTGATAATAGCCAGGAAGCCGGTTGGTTGCCGTCAATCCTCGGGGCCGTTTCGGGTGTCGAAGTCAAAACAATCAGCGACACGCAGCGCAAGGTGCAGGAGCTGATGAACACCTATCGGGTTGGTCGCTCGGATGCCGAGCGTATGGCGGTCGCGATGCAGGCGGTCATGGATGCGGGGGGTGATGCTGGCGCGGCGCTGACCGCTGCCGAGGGCTTGAATGCCGTTCTGATCGAGGTCGCCGGTGGTGCAGACAAGGTCGGTGCGAAGTTTGGCGGCAAAGACGGGCTTTGGGGTAAGGTTGACGCCTATTTTAAACAGGCAACGGCCCAGTCAGAAGCTCTGCGCTCTGAGCAAGATCGGATCATCGATCAATATCGAACCCATACGGAAAAGCTGAAATCCCTTTCCAACGACCGCAAGGTTGCGGAGGAGGTCTTGAAAGAGGCGCTAATTGCCGGGGCTACTGCGGTCAACGCCAAGGCGGTCGAAGCCGCGCGCCTGGCGCGCGAGCGTCTCAGTCTCATCGATGATGAGATTGTCAAAACCAAGGCTTTGGCTCTGGCCAATGATGAAGTGTTCATTGCCATGCAAAAGCGCATTGCGGCGGGGGCAGGCGGCTTTTTCGACGGTCTGGTTGAGCGCGCGACCGGCACCAGCCTGACGCAATGGGGTAAGGATGGTGCTGCGGCGCAAAAGGGCATTCTTGAGCTGATCGCTCAGCGTGAAAGCGGTGGCGATTACAACGCAACCCTTGATAACGGTCGCTGGACTGGCGGCGCGCGTAATCTGGTCAACATGACCCTGAAGGAAATTCTTGCCCTTCAGTCGAGCATGCGCACGCCGGAGAACCGCGCTCTGTATGGCAATGGGCAAGGGTCTTCTGCGCTGGGTCGTTATCAGATCGTTGGAACGACATTGGAGGGACTGATCAAAGATCTCGGCCTGACCGGCAACGAGCTGTTCTCGCCAGAAATGCAGGACCGGCTTGCAGAGCAGTTGCTTCGCCAGATCAAGCCAGGTGATGTTTCGGGTATCCGTGGCGTGTGGGCGGGGCTGAATAACGTACCGGCTCCTGTGATCCAGCAGGCGTGGGGTCAGCAATCGATCGAACGAGTTGACCCTGAGGTGCAAAAGGAACTCGACAAGGAGATCAAGGACCGGGAACGCCTTGCAGAGCAGGCCAAGAAATACGGCCAGCAACTCCAGCAAAACTTGCTGACCGAGCAAGAGACGGCCAAGCTCGCGGCTGCGCAGGCGAGCCAGATCAGTGCAATCAAGGCGCAGGGCCTAAAGCCGGAAGATGAAGCCCGCGCCATCACCCAGGTGACAGCTGAGATCGAAAAGCAAAAGACTGTCATGATGCTGATGGCCGATGCCAAGCGGCGTAACGTCGATCTCGATGCGATGATGGCGGGCACCACCACGACCTACCGCCAAGCAATCGAGGCCTTGGGCGAAGCCAAGGCGGCGGACATCATCGCCACCAATGATCGGGCACTGGCCGAGGGCAGGGCGGCAGACGCTCAACGGCTTATGGCCGATGCGCAGGCGCAGGTTAAAAATGGTCTGATCGATTCGATCATCGCGGGCGAAAGCTTTGCGGATGTGCTGGGCAATATCGCCCAGATGTTCGCCAAGGCCGCACTTCAGGCGGCGCTCTTCAATGAAGGGCCTTGGGCCAGCGGCGGAGGCGGCAGCGGGATCCTCGGTGGATTGATCAGCAGTGCGTTCGGCGGTTTCCGCGCTAATGGCGGCAGCGTCTCGGCAGGCACAGCTTATGTCGTAGGGGAAAAGCAACCCGAGCTCTTTGTCCCTGGTGTCAGTGGCACAGTGCTGAACGCTGATCAGGTCAATCGGGCCATGGGCAAAGCGGCTGGTAGCGCTGGTTCCATCACCTTCTCTCCCTCGACCAGCATCGTGGTGCAGGGCAATGCCGACGAACGCACTCTGGCCCAACTCCAGCGCGATCTGGACCAACGTGACGCGAAACTCCGGCGGCAAATCCCGGCGATTATGAAACGCTATAACCTGACGGATGGATGATGCAGGCAACTTTCCCACATCTGGCCTTGGCGCAGGATGCCCAGTTTCATCTGGTCGGCCAATCGCTCGAAACAGCGGAAAGCATCACTGGTGTCGATACCATCATCCCGACGATGCGTGGGCGGTGGATGGCGACGGTGAGCTTTGCACTGAAAGGCGAGGCGGCCACAGTGCAG